TAATAAACCAATGGTGTCATGTATTCCTGACGGTGTTTATACTCTTGGTTTGAGATATTCACCAACTGTTAAGCGAATTACTCGCGGTCGTTACAGTGAAGGTTGGGAGATTCAAGATGTACCTGGTCGATCTTATATTATGGTCCACCCCGCTAATTGGCCTACTGATCTTAATGGCTGTGTGGGTGTTGGTGAGAAGTATACTGAGCTTCAAGGACGCGATGGTAAACTTCATAAAGCGGTTACCAATAGTCAAGGAACGTTTGATGAAGTTATGAAGCGGATGGAGGAACAAAGTTATTGGGATTTGGATATTTACACTTGTGTTCCTGAGTATCCTTGATATTATTGGTTTGTCGTCTTTTGCCATGAAGTTGACTCCTGAGTACTCGGCCCCTTATTAAAGGGGCTTTTTTATTTGTGCATCCTTTCTTTCAAAACACTATAGTCAGCCTATAAGTTATTTATGGGGATGTTGTAGTGGATTCTTTAACGATTGATCAATTCAAACAAGCGTTACCGGCCAATCTGAAGAAGTCTGTAAACCCTTCGTTGATTGCTGAGATAAACAAGAAGCTGAATGATCCGGATATGTATGAGACATACCGGGAGAATCTTCTTGGTTATACCCATGTGATGAAGGAAGGTAAGTTCAAGGTATCCAGTTACATCGATGCGGTGAAGTACGTCAGTTATAAGCTGATGGGCAAGACCAATATTGATGCTTTCTCGTTGACGTTCCCGGATAAGGTTAAGCGGTGGCAAACTCAAGGTGTTGCCAGTAAGGACATTGCCAGTTATGTCACGGCGTATAACAAGTCCAAGCTGGTGAATTTGATCTATGAGCAGACCCTGACGCCTTTCTGGGTGATTAATCAAGATGTGTACCAGAAGGCGATCAACACCCAGTTAGAACTGATGCAGACAGCTCAGAGCGAGAAGGTTCGCAGTGATGCCGCCAACTCGATTCTGACCCATCTGAAACCGCCTGAAACCAAGAAGGTTGAACTGGATATCGGGTTGAAGGAAGACAGTGCAATCAATGCTCTGAGGGATGCTACGGCCAAGCTGGCGGAGCAGCAAATAGAGGCCATTCGATCAGGTAAGCAGAACGCCCAGGAAGTGGCACACAGTTCGTTGTTGATTGAAGAAGGTGAGGTTGTGGATGAGTGAAGCCTTTGACCTTGCTGAAGCGCTGAAGGTTGAGGAGTACCTCAATCGAGTGAACTATGAGGTACCGGCTGATTACGTGCCTTCCAAGTTTGCCCTGGAGTTTGTCACATTCATCAAGCTGGTTAATGGCGCTGACGGGGAAGAGAACAAGACGCCACTGGTCCACTACTACATGCTGGACACCATCTCGGACGGTGGCCGGCGCATCGCCAACCTGTGTCACAGGGGCATTGCCAAGACGACCGTCATGGGTGAGTACCTGGTTCTTTACATTGCTACCTATGGCGGTATCCCGGAGTTCGGGAATGTGGACCTGGCCCTGTATGTATCTGACTCCATTGAGAATGGTGTGAAGAACATGCGGAAGAACCTTGAGTACCGCTGGGAGAACTCCGACTTCTTACGCGAATACGTACCGGAGGTACGCTTCACGGACATTCGCTGGGAGTTCAGGAACGCAGATGGCAAGGTGTTCATTGTTAAAGGGTACGGTGCCAAGACCGGTGTACGGGGTGCCAAGGAGATGGGTAAGCGTCCCCAGTTGGCCCTGTTGGATGACTTGATCTCAGATGAAGATGCTCGCTCGGCCACGGTCATCGCTGCGGTAGAGGACACTGTTTACAAAGCGGTGGAATACGCCCTGCATCCAAAGAAGAACATGATGATCTGGTCGGGTACGCCCTTTAACGCCCGTGACCCGCTGTATAAGGCGGTTGAGTCTGGGGCCTGGGCGGTCAACGTATTCCCGGTGTGTGAGAAGTTCCCCTGTACCCGGGAGGAGTTCCTGGGTTCTTGGCCAGACCGGTTTACCTATGACTATGTGAAGGAGCAATACGAGAAGGCCCGCAAGCTGGGCAAGATCGACACCTTCAACCAGGAACTGATGCTGCGGATTATGTCGGATGAGGATCGGGTAATCCTTGAGTCGGATATCCAGTGGTACAAGATCCGCAACGTACTGGACAACCGCCAGCGCTTTAACTTTTACATCACCACGGATTTCGCTACCTCAGCCAAGCAGGGGGCTGACTTTTCGGTAATCAGTGTCTGGGCCTATAACAACAATGGCGACTGGTTCTGGGTGGACGGCATCTGTAAGCGTCAAACCATGGACAAGAACGTGGATGACTTGTTCCGGTTGGTTGCAGAGTACCGGCCACAGTCCGTGGGTATTGAGATTTCCGGACAGCAGGGCGGGTTCATTCCCTGGATCCAGAACGAGATGATGCACCGGAACGTTTACTTTGCCTTGGCTTCTGAAGGTAACAAAGGTGCCCCGGGCATTCGCCCAACCACCAACAAGATGGAACGCTTTAACTTGGTGGTTCCCATCATCAAGTCCCACAAGCTGTTCCTGCCAATCGAAAAGAAAGGCAGCGTCGAAATGCTGGAAGCCATGGATGAATTACTTCTGGTTTCTCCCGGTGGTATGAAATCCAAGCACGATGACTTCAACGACACCATTTCCATGCTGGCCAGTCTGACACCCTGGAAGCCGACAGAAACCGGTGACATGTCACTACATAAAGACGATCTGTGGGAGCTGGATGACCAGGAGCCCGAATATGATCCCTTGAGTTCATACATTATTTGAGGACACGCTTATGGTACTGCAAGACATTTTTGATCAACTGACATACGGCGAACTGCATCAATTGTTTGTGGGCGGCAGTGAGACAGAAGACGGTATCCGGGAAGAAGACAAACCCCGACTGATAGCCCACATTCAACTTGGTTTGACAGCCTTGCATAAGCGGTTCTTGCTGAAAGAGAAACGTCTGACCATCAATCTGCAGGACTTACGCAATACATATGTCCTTAAAGACATTTACTCTTTGCACAATGCCGAATCTAACGAACTTATCAAGTTCATTGATGACCAGGAAGATCCACTCAAAAACGATCTACTGAAGATTGAGCGTGTTGTAGATGACTTGGGTAATGCTTATACCCTGAATGATGCAGGTGATGAATTTACTATCCGCACACCGGCTTACAATGTACTGTACGTACCGGACTTTGATACGTTAGAACCAGAGTGCCAACCCACAAAACTGCACGTTACTTATCGAGCAGATCATCCTAAAATTGATAAGACCCTTGGTCAGTATGTTTCTTTCCAAACTGAGATTGAATTACCAGCAACTCATCTTGAACCCCTGCTTTACTTTGTAGCCAGTCGGATTATGAATCCTGTAGGGGCATCTGGAGAGTTCCACGAAGGTAATAACTATGCAGCCAAGTATGAGCAAGCCTGCCAACAACTGGAGATGCATGGATTCTCTTTGAATACTCAAGCTAGTCGAGATCAGTTTGAACGTAATGGGTGGCGATAAGTAACGGGGCTATTGCCCCTTACTTGTTTGTATATATATTCATTTGTGCAGACATTTCGTTATTTCATTACCATGTTTTGAATTGAACATCGGCAAGGAACATATCTATGAACGATTCTTCTGTGATTGACGCCAATCCACTTGGCGATATAGAAGTTGAATGGAGTAATCCTCCATCGCTATTGGATTTGAAGAATGACCTGGAAGAATCCCATTCCTTTCATTCCGAACAAGTTACCAAGATCGATGGTTGGCTGGATAATCTAAATGTCCGTGGAAAGGCTAAACCAAAGACAGGGCCTAACCGTTCCAAGGTTCAGCCAAAACTGATTCGGAAACAAGCAGAGTGGCGTTACGCTGCTTTGTCTGAGCCTTTCTTGTCTACCGACGATCTATTTGAAGTTAACCCGCGCACCTTTGAAGATGTTCTCGCTGCACAACAGAACAGTCTGGTTTTGAATCATCAGTTCAACATCCGTATTGATAAGAACCGGTTTATTGATGAGTACGTGCGTACAGCTGTAGATGAAGGTACGGCCATTGTTCGGGTAGGTTGGGACTTCCAAGAAGAAGAGTACGAAGAACAGGAACCGGTAGTTGATCTGATTCCTGCCCCGGGTATGCAATCACTGTTTGAAGAACTGAATGTTCTGAAGCAAACCAACCCGAATGAGTATGAGACCATGGTCCCGTTTGAACTAATGCGGGCACATGATGTTTACCTGGAAGAAGGTGTTGCCTATCAACCCGTATTAACGGGTGAGTATGTCTCGGTTACCAAGACGCGCATTGTCCGTAACCAACCTATCCTGGACATTGTCGATTACCATAACGCTTACTTAGACCCTACCTGTAATGGCGACATCTCCAAAGCCAGTTTCTTCGTATACAGCTTTGAAGCGTCTAAATCCGAGTTGGAGAAAGACGGTCGGTATTCCAATTTGGAAAAAATCAACCTTGAAGCCAATACCATTGTAGGAGATGCAGACCATGCTGCCAGTGTTGAAGCGAGTAGCTTTAATTTTAGGGATGCGCCCCGTAAAAAGTTTGTCATTTATGAGTATTGGGGATATTGGGATATTGATGGTTCTGGTGTTGTTAAGCCTATTGTAGCGAGCTGGGTAGGAAACACCTTTATCCGCCTGGAAGAGAATCCTTTCCCCGACCAAGAAATTCCTTTCGTCATGGTTTCCTATCTACCGGTTCGCAAGAGCGCCTATGGTGAACCTGACGGAGAGCTGTTGGAAGACAACCAAGCCATTATCGGTGCCGTAACCCGGGGCATGATTGACATTCTTGGCCGCAGTGCCAACGGCCAAACTGGGATGCGTAAAGACATGCTCGATGCCACCAACAAGCGCAAGTTTGAGAAGGGCATGGATTATGAGTTCAACATGCATGTCGATCCTCGTCAGGGCGTCCATATGCACACCTTCACGGAAATCCCTGCCAGTGCCCAGTTCATGTTGGAACAGCAGAACATGGAGGCCGAGTCTTTGACCGGTGTGAAAGCCTTCTATGGAGGTATTTCAGGTCAAGGATTAGGTGATACGGCCACCGGTATTCGTGGAGCCCTGGACGCTGCCAGCAAGAGGGAACTGGGCATCCTGCGTCGACTGGCCAATGGCCTGGTTCAGATTGGACGCAAGATTGTTGCCATGAATGCGGCCTTCTTGTCAGAAGAAGAAGTCATTCGAATCACCAATGAGCAGTTTGTACAGGTACGCCGTGAAGAGTTGGGTGGTGAGTTTGATCTGAAGCTGACCATATCCACCGCTGAAGAAGACGAGAAGAAGGCTCAGGAACTGGCATTCATGCTGCAAACCATGGGGCCAAATGTTGACTTCGGGATTACCCAGAAAATGATGGCTAAGATGTTCCGTCTACGTAAATTGCCAGACCTGGCCAAAGACATTGAGAACTACGAGCCACAACCTGACCCAGTACAACAACAGATCCAGCAATTAGAGTTGCTGGAAAGGCAGGCACGCATTGCACAAATAGCAGCACAAACAGCTAATCAAGAAACTCAGGCAATTCTCAATCAAGCCAAGGCAGTTACTGAACAAGTTAAAGCACAAAACATTAGTGCAGATACTGATCAAAAAGCTTTGGACTTTGTTGAACAAGAGTCTGGTGTTAAACAATCCCGAGACCTTCAAAAGCAAGGTGAGCAAGCTCGGGCTAATATGCAGTTAAAAGCGTTTGATCACCAATTAAAACGTGAAGACGAAGCAAATAAGGCGTTATTGCAGAATTATTTGCAAAGTAATCAATAAACCTCTTTTATATACGCAAAGCCCTCGTACAGAGGGCTAATACTTAAACAAACTGAACAGGTTTATTTATGAGCACCGCAATTCAAGAAATCGAAATGGACATTAAAGAAGCGAAAGAAGTAATCAACCTGGGTAAGTCCGTTGAGAAGCTTCGTAAGAACCGTGACTTTATTAAAGTCGTTGAAGAGCGATATCTGAAAGAAGAAGCGGTTCGTCTTGTTCATTTGAAGTCTGCTTCTGCTATGCAGTCACCAGAGCGCCAGGCGCAAATCGATGCTGATATCCGGGCTATCGGTTCTTTTGCCCAGTTCCTGGACATGGTTTCTGGTTTTGCCCAGCGTGCTGAAATGAGTCTGGAAGAGCACGAACGTGAGCTGGAAGAACTCCGTGAAGAAGGTGCTGAAGAATGAGCGAAGAAATCCTGGATAACGGCCAGTCTGCCGGGGAGATGCCGGACATTTATACCCTGTCCGATGAGGAGATTATGAACCTCGATCCATCTCAATTTGGTTACTCCGATGAACCGGAGATCAACGACGAGGAAGAAGACTCCCCGGCAGACGAAACCATGGATGCCGATGAAGATCTTTCGGACACCGACCAGGATGACGCTGACCCCGACACGGATGATGCGGAAGACGGCGCAGATAGTGACGATGGTGAGCAGGAAACAGCGGAAGACGAAAGCGATACCGGTGATTCCGAAGATGACGTTGACACCTCTGAATCCGATGAAGAAAAAGAATCGGACGATGAGAACGAAGGCGAAACCAACTACGAGGAAGTCTACAAGCAGATCTTTGCCCCGTTCAAAGCAGGCGGTAAAGAGATCAAGGTAGAGACCCCGGAAGAAGTGGTCCAGCTCATGCAAAAGGGCGTGGACTACAACAAGAAGATGGTAGGCCTGAAGCCCCA